ATGATTACCTCCAATAAAGATTTTATGCGTATAAGAATTTAGGCTATTAAACCACTTTAGGAAATTCCTTAACTCCTGAAAGCTATAGCCTGAGCTCATACAATCTCCTGCGTGTATTATAACATCTCCTCCAGGCAAGTCGTTTTCAATTTTTTTATGCTTAGTGTGAGTGTCACTTATAAATGTAATTATCATATAATATTTTAAGATTTAATTAAAAGTAAAAAAAGGGAGACTATTAATCTCCCTTTTAAGTTTTTTAGCTACCACACATATCACAATCATCGGGGTTATCTATTGAACAAGCAATCTCTTCTGGAGATTTGTCTTTAGATTCTTCTTTTTCAATTGTAAATTTAATAGCTTGTGCAGCTGCTGTAGTACGTAAATAATACATACCAGTTTTTAATCCCTTTTTCCAACCATAAAAGTGCATAGAGGTAATTTTACCAAATGTTGCATCTTTTAGGAATAAATTTAAGGATTGGGATTGACAAATATAGGCTCCTCTATCAGCTGACATATCAATAATAGTTTTTTGTGAAATTTCCCATACTGTTTTATACAGATGTTTAACTTCTGTAGGTATTTCTGGAATATTCATTAATGAACCATTCTCTGCCATTACTTTCCTTTGCATTTCCTTAGTCCATAAACCACGTTCTAGTAAATCTAGCACCATATGTTTATTAACTACGATAAACTCCCCAGAAAGGACTCTACGAGTATATATATTTGTTGTATAGGGTTCAAAACACTCATTATTACCTAGTATTTGTGCTGTGGAAGCTGTTGGCATTGGAGCAAGTAACAAAGAATTTCTAGCTCCGTGTTTTATTACATCTTCACGTAAACTATCCCATTCCCATAAGTTACTAGGGGTTACACCCCATAAATCAAATTGAAACTTACCTTCGCTTAAAGGTGAGCCTTTAAATGAAGAATAAGCACCCTTATCTTTAGCTAATGCTACAGAAGCAGACATTGCTGCGTGGTACATAGTTTCAAAAATCAATTTATTTAGCTCTTTTGCTAACTCTGAATCAAATGCAATTTTCATTTTCATAAAAACATCAGCTAAACCTTGGACTCCTAAGCCTATAGGTCTATGCCTCACATTTGAATTTTCAGCTTCTTTTACTGGATAATAATTATTATCAATTACCTTATCTAAATTTAAAGTAGCTTGGTATGTTACATCATGTAGTAGCTGAAAATTGTAATCCCCATCTTCAGTTAAGAATTTAGGTAAAGCTAAAGAAGCTAAATTACAAACAGCTATTTCATCTGGTGAAGTAAATTCCATAATTTCTGTACATAAGTTTGAAGACTTAATTGTACCTAAATTCTTTTGGTTGGATTTATTATTAGCAGAATCTTTATATAACATATATGGAGTTCCCGTTTCTATTTGAGACTCAACAATTTTACTCCAAAGTTCTTGGGCTTTAATTGTTTTTCTTCCTTGACCTTCACTCTCATACTTAATGTATAATTTTTCAAATTCCTCACTATGGGTAGTAGTTAAGCCAGGGCATTCTTTAGGACACATTAATGTCCATTCTCCATCTTCTTCAACTCTTTTCATGAATAAATCAGGAATCCACATTGCATAAAATAAATCTCTTGCTCTGTTTTCTTCTTTACCATGATTTTTCTTTAAGTCTAAAAAATCAAAAATATCAGCATGCCACGGCTCAATATACATTGCAAATGAGCCTTTTCTACGCCCTCCACCTTGATCTACATAACGCGCAGTATCATTAAATACGCGGAGCATTGGGACTATACCATTAGATGTACCATTAGTCCCTTTTATATAGGAACCAGATGCTCTAATATCTTGTATGGCCAGTCCAATACCACCAGCAGATTGTGAAATACTGGCGCACTGCGATAAGGTGTTATAAATTCCTTTAATACTATCCTCTTGCATCGTCAATAAAAAGCATGATGACATCTGAGGCTTAGGAGTTCCAGAATTAAATAATGTGGGTGTAGCATGGGTAAAATATCCTTCAGACATTAAATCATATGTTCTTAACACTGATTCAATATCTTCTTTATGAATACCCACAGATACTCTCATTAGCATATGTTGGGGTCTTTCAATTATACTACCATCTACATTTTTAAATAGATAAGATCTTTGTAAGGTTTTGAACCCAAAAAAATCATAATTAAAATCTCTTTTATAATTTATATGTTTTTGTAATTTTTCTTTATTTTTTTCAATAATTGTAAATACGTCATCTGCTAAAAGAGGAGCTTTTTCCCCTGTTTTGGTATCTACAAATTTATGGAGTTTATCCATTGTTCTAAAAAAGTCTTCTTCAGTTTCTTTGTGTAAACTAGAAACAGCAATTCTAGCTGCTAGTATTACATAGTCAGGATGTTCAATAGCTTTAGCTGCAGCTGTCTCAGCTGCTAAGTTATCTAATATAGTAGTTGTTACACCATCATATAATCCTTCAATCACTTTTTGGGCTAATTCATCAGCTACAATTGTATCTGTTAGTCCCTTTGTTAAATTACTAATTCGTTTAGTAATCTTATCAAAAGCTACGTTTTCTTTTGTTCCGTTACGTTTAATTACGTGCATAAATTCTTACAGTTTGCGTTTATGAACATATCTTTTACATGTTCTAAATAAAAATCATTTTTTACCAGTTGAACCAAACCCTCCTTCTCCTCTTTCAGTTTCAGATAAAATAGGGATTTCTTCAATTTCAAATTCCGTTACTTTTTCAACCCACATTTGAGCAACTCTATCTCCTTCTTCGTAAGGAAATACCTCATCAAGGGGTTTATGCGTAGGATTTAAATACCTAAATTTAATTACCCATTCTCCTCTATAATCAGAATCTATTTGCCCAGGGCTATTAGGAATTATAAAAGGAAATTTGGATAAAGAACTTCTTGGTACAATACAAGCTTTATATCCTCTAGGTAGCTCAGTAGCAAATCCTAAAGATACTTTAACTAGATCATTGATATAATCAAATTCTATGGAATGTGCTATTACGTCATAACAAGCAGCTTCTTCGCTACCTTTTCTGGGTAATTCTGAGTTTATATATAGTTTTTTAAAGTTTATAATCATCTTCGATAGGTTCTGTGTGTAAAAAATAATTATGGCCATGTCTTTTCATAAAATTATTTACTTCTTCTAAAGAAGAATGTGTCATAATCCCATGTTTAGATGTAGACCATTTGTAGTATCCATCTGTTAGTTTTGTTACTTTTATACGGGGCTCACCTCCAAAAAGTTCTACAGTGGATTTTTGTTTGGTTTCTTTCATTCAATTATATATTTAGTTGTATAAATTTCATTTTTTACATTGAATATCTCAAATAGTTCGCTATGTAAAGGTATTTTACCTTTTAACTCTTTCTCCATAACTGCTTTACGTAATATACACTTATAAAGTATTTGCCCTATAGGTTTTTCTTTTGTGCTACTATGAAATTTAAGAATCTTATTTTTAGCAATTTCTGTTATTTCAGAATATTTACCTTTCATAATTAATTCAATGTCTTCTTTGTAATCTTCAGGTAACTTAAAAGTGTATAATACAGTAAATTTATCAGGATCTTCAATCCTTACAAAATCTGTACGTTGTTTTAAACTTTCTTCAAAATCTGAATATGCTATATTGCCGTTAAATCTATATAATAAACTTATTTCAGTTCCATCATGTGACTCCTTATCGCCAATAAAAGCATTAACAAATTCTTGATTCCATCTAAATGTACTTCTAGTTCCTCCTAACAGCGGCATTAAAAAATTAGCTGTAGTTGTAATTTTACGAAAAGTATAAAGTTCGTATCCTTCATCAGGGGATGTTTTATTCTTTACTATGTTATTTATTTTATACTTTTGTTTTCCTATTGTTAAAATTGTACCTTGACTTATAAAATATCCTCCATTATAATTAAGGCCTACGAGTTTACCATCTTCATCTATTATTTCGTATTGTGGGTCTACTGGTCTTACTTTAATTACTCTAGGGTTTATTGCCCTAAAGTGTATTTTAATGCCATTAGACAACTCCATAGATGTAAGTTCTCTCATTAAGTATTAATTTGTATTGGGGTTTGTAATTTAGGTATATAACCTACAGCAGTTAAGAAATCGCGTGGAGTCCTTAGCATGTAAACTTGTTGAAAAGTTTTTTGAAATTCTATGATCCCCATATTTGGGGATTGAAATTTTGAAATGTATTCAGCTAAACATACATAGGGGTAATCTTTTGGATCTACATCCTTTAAAATTTCTGTAGCTTTAGCTATTCCTTTACCAGGTATACCTTTAATATTATCAGTACTGTCTCCCATAATAGTCTGTATATATAGGAATTTATTTGCAGACTCTCTGCTTGTTGTAATAAATTCCATTTTACTATAGTTTAAATGTGTACCAGGTACTTGTCCTAATACGTCTTTATCTATAGCACAAACTATAGAGGTAGCCATTCCTGGTATTTTGCCATTAGAGTGTAAATATTTAACGTAAGCTACCATATCATCAGCTTCAACATCTTTAAAAGCTTCAGCTAAGTATTGCTCTTGCAAGTAGTTCATTAAAGTCTTTATGAACATTAAAGTAGGAGCTTTACGTTTCCCTTTATAATCAGAGTTTATTTTGTGTCTAAAATAGGGCTTTTTAGATAAAAACAGGTAGTAATGTGTACTACCTGTTTTAGCTAAAATATCAGCAATTAGCTTATCAACGTTGTCTATACTTTCTTGTATAGTATCTCTACTTGCCAAATAGCATATAGAATCTCCGTCAATAATGGCTAATCTTGTTTCATTATTTTGTTTCATTTAAGGGGTTATTAAAAAACTTTCTTTTTCTTTAGAAAGTTTATGTTCTAAATATTCGTCTTGTATAGTTTCATTTTCAGATATTTGTGTCATAATGTTATTTGAACCAGCTACAGATATTTCTTCTGGATAAAACTGTTTAAATAATTTTTTACCATCTAAAGTTTCTAAAGGAGTTTCAGTATTTGCCGCACTTTCTACAAAAGTATTTAAAATTATGCTCCACATAGTAGAAGATACTGTCCTTGTTTCTGGAGTGATCTCATCATTATCTATAAATACTTTATAAATTTTAGAAGAACATTCACTAACTTTTTCTACATGTGTAGGGTTTCCAGCTAATACTTTACTATCCAAATAATATTGCATAAAATCTGTGTTTAAGGTTACTGCAGCAATAACTTTATTATTAGTAAGATCTACTATAAGACCTGAAGCCATCATGTAGTTAATACCCTTAAATTGAGCTTTACGTGGTACACTCTGTGTATGGTACTCAAAAAGTAGAATCTTTATAACTTCGTTATAAGTGTTAATTATTCCATCAATAGGTGTTGGAAAAGAATAAAATTTAGCTATTAAAGTTTCAGAATCAGCTATTAAAACATCTAAAAATGTAGGCAAACTGACACTTGTCATGCTTTCAAATGGATTTTTTCTCTTGACAATAGTAGCTATTAAACTCAAATATTTTACTACTTGTGTTTCTGGTGCTGCGCTTCCATTAAAGTTATGTGCTCTTCTAATAGTATCATCAAAATTTAACGTACCTCTACCTCTTCTAAAATCGTCTGCAAGGTTTATAAAATTACGAAGTATCGAAGTTTCTTGAGAGTTTTTAAATGTATGTAAATTTTTGTAAATATTATCACTAAGTAAATATAGTGGAATGTACTGAGTAGAATTTAAATCAGTTATTAAAGCTTTATTCGTATGTAATATACTATACGAGTTAGTATATGATGTGTTAATCATAGAATTTTTTGAATACTTACTAATAAGTTTACTTTTAGCAAAGTCAAAGTTAGTATCTCCAAGTAGTACACTGTTAAAGTTGGTAAGTACTATAGATTTACGTGTTGTATTTAAAGACATATTAAGAGTTTTTAAGTTCATATCCATTTGATGTCAATAAAGGCATTTCAAAATCTGTTTGAAAATTCACTATTCTATCATCAAAACCAGTAACTTTATTAGTTAAGAAGTTGTTAAGAACAGAAACCATTAATGCACCTATACTACCACCACAATGACTTGTAGCTTTAAATGAGCAAGCAACTTCTTCTACTTCAGAATCATCAAAAAGCATTTCTTCATACTTTTCTTCTTGACCTTTTTGTACAAGGAATACATTACCTACTTCTGCTAACATTCTACCATCTATAAACGCTAATCTGTCCTCTTGCTTTTTCCAAACTTCAAACATATTACGTCTAGAAGACATATTATCGAAACAGCTAACCATTATAGGGCTACACATTCCATTTTTCCTATCAAATCTACCATATGTATGTATTGAGGCTTCTTCACCACAGAAATTTATTATTGTTTCTTTAGTAGCTTCAGCTTTATTTTGACCAATTTGGGCAACAGCGTAAAGCTGTCCCCCAATATTAGTTTCTTCAATTGTATCCATATCATAAATATGTAAAGAATGTCCAATTCTAGCTAAGTATAAAGAAGCCCAACTTCCTATACCCCCAGCTCCACCTACAACAATATGTTGAGTAGATTTAGCCCAAGGTGCATCTGAAAACCTTACTTTTTTATTATCTATTTTTTCTATTTTTCTTTTCTTTTTTTTCATATTTAAAATTTTTTATTATTAATGTTCAGCAGTTTCTAAATAAGCTTGATATTCTTCAGGAACACCTGTCATCGTTTTAATTACAGATTTACTATAGTCATCTGGCTCCATTAGATAAAGGGCTAAGATATCATCTATACCCTTCCAAGCTTTAAAAGTAGAGTATTGTGCTAAAGTATCCATAAGACTAACAGTAACTGCATGCATTTGTAGAGGTTGAAGACCTTCTTTTTGACCTGTTAAATTCTTTTCAAAAAATTCAATTAGGCAATTTTCTTCAAAATACTCTTCTAAATGGTTTTCTAAAGCAATATCTGAAAATAATTCTAACTTCATAAGTACTTTAGATAAATCTGTATTATACCCATTAGTTTTATCTAGGTATTTTATAAAGACTGGTACTACATTTTTTGCAGCGTATAGGGGGTTATTTAAACTCTTTGAACTTACTGTAGTATTATTATAAGGTTTATAACCTGCTCCACTTCCATACCCCCAGTAATCAAAATCAAACTCATCATCTGGATCTTTAATACCAGAAGACCCTGTTAAATATAAGGGAGTCCCTTTAGTATTTTTAAACCTATTAATTTCAGTAATTTCAGAAATTCTATCAGTTAATTCTGATATATCTTCTTCTTTTTCTGCTTTTTCAATTTTACAAGTCATTAAAAAGAGTAAATCACGTTTTTCCGTAAATTCCTCTTTATCTTTCTTTTGCAAATCACCAGAAGCTCCTTTCCATTTAGTAATGGAATTAACTTTGTAGGTAGCTTCTTCTGTTCCACATACAGCTACTTTTGCACACCATTTATCGGTGCTTGCATAGTTTACTATCAAACTTAAGTAGTAGTTATGGCTTGGAGCATTATCATGTAATTCAGCGGTATCTACACCAGAAAAATAACAAGTCATATTGTGGTGAGTATGTAAATGTCCTAACTTTTTACCATCCTCTAATGCTGACATCCATTTATCAGTAGCGTATAAATCATCTGGTTCCATATCATATTCCGTATAAGCACTAGAACCAATATCCATTAATATCAGATCTTCTACTAGTATTTCCCAATTTTCAGGATCATCTATTGTACCTTTATGATTAGAATAAATAAGTATAGCACTCCATTCAGTATCTTTTTTAACATTTTTATGTAAAAAATCTACTTTTTTAAGGAAATCTGCAGCTAATATTAGTTTAGGTTCAAAAGTAGCTTTTACTTCAACTCTTAATTCTTTACTTTTTGCTTTAGAAGTAGTTGTTGCAGTGGTTTTAGAAGGCGTGCTTTTACCCACTTTAGCGGTACTAGAACTACTAGTTTTAGAACCTTTATTTTTATTTCTCATTTTCATTTCAGTAATTGGTTTAATTTAAATTGTTTTATATTAATTAAATATACCCTAGTAAAGTGGGTAAGCAATGGTCCAGAAATATCACATTCCAGTAGTTTATCCGTACTAAAGTTAGTTTGTTGTACTAGACCTTCTTCATCAAAAATGATGTTAGCCTTAATAGCTTCCTTATTAAAAGGAATTATTTTTGATAAGTCTAATGAATCATAATCGGAGACTATTTTCTCATAAAAATCATAATTATAAACATTGTGACCTTGCAAACCAGACAATACATCTGTACCCCCATTAATAAATACATATTTAAAATATGTAACAGCTTGTGCTTCGCCTTCTTTATAATTTTCTAAAAATATTTCTATACACGCTGCCTTAAGTGCAGGCATAATAGAAGCATAGACATTAGTTACTGCTAGATTATAAAAATTTCCAGTAATTTCAGGAGCTTCTATATCTTCACTATTATATAAAATTTCTAAAGTTTTA